GCAACTAAAAACGTAAATATTGATATTATAGCCAAAGATAAAACCCATAAGGCTATGCAATCAGCCACAAGAGGGGTAAACAATCTTAAAAATAATGTAGCAAGTTCAGTACAATCACAACAAAGGTCATTTATGGCTTTGGGTGGTACTGTTAAACTTGTTTTAGGTAGCATTGTTTTAGCACAAACAATAAGATTTGGTAAACAGATGGTTGATATGGCTAGTTCTGTTCAAGAAATGCAATCAAAATCATCTGTTGTTTTTGGTCAATTTGTTTCAGATGTAAGAAAACAACTGAAAGATTTTGGAAATCAAGTTGGTAGAAGCACTTTTGAACTTGAGCAAATGGCTTCATCTATTCAAGACACATTTGTTCCAATGGGCTTTGCTAGAGGTGAAGCGTCAAAACTATCAGTTCAACTTACAAAATTAGCTGTAGATGTTGCGTCATTCAATAATGCAAGTGATGTAGAAACTATGATGGCTTTTCAAAGTGCATTAGTAGGTAATCACGAAACAGTTAGAAGATTTGGAGTTGTAATTACTGAAGCAACTTTAAAACAAGAACTTCTAAGAATGGGCATTACAAAATCAGCAACTGAGGTTACAAACGCTGAAAAAGTTCAAGCAAGATTAAATTTAATTATTGCAGGTACAGCAGATGCTCATAATGATGCCACAAAAACATCTGGCAGTTTTGCTAACACAACAAAGGCTCTAGGTTCTGCACTTAACGAATTAAGTGTTGATGTTATAAGTCCAATGCTTCCAAGACTAACTAAAATGGTTGAGGGATTTATAGACGCTACCGATAGTGCAAGAAGTTTTTTTCATGCTATAGGAATGTTAAAAAGGGATTTATCAACAGTAGCACTAAGAGAGGAAAGAGTATTTGAAATTGAAACTAAATTATCAGAGATAAGAGATAAATTAACAACAAAAATATTTGGATTAAACAAACTTGAAAGAGATCACATAAGAAATTTAGAAATCGAACTTGGTCATTTACTAAAAATGCCAGAACTTTTAGCTATGCAATCTGATGCTATGATAATTGCTACTAAAGCAAGAGAAAAAGATTTAGAATTAAAAAAAGAACAATTAAAGATAGACCAAGAGTTAGCTAAATTACCAAAAGCATTACCTATGGCTAGACCATTTATTGCTGATGAAGATTTTTTACCAGTTGGAATGGCAAATTTTAGGACTGCACCAAGAGGAATAACAACTGAAGATACTGGAACAGAATTGTTTAGTGGAAAGCCTAGAGAACAAGAAGCCATAAAACAAATGTTTGATAATGAAGTTGCAATAATGCAAAGTGCAAATGACCAAAAACTTAGTATATTAGATTCTTTTAATAAAGGTTTTATGGAATCGATAGATATGCAAAAAAATGCTTTCGAACAAATAGAAGATATTGGAGCAAAAAGTTTTGGTAAATTAAAAACTACACTTACAGATTTTGTGATGACTGGTAAACTAAATATTGGAGATTTAGGAAAATTTGTCGTGAGAAGTTTTGTTGAAATGTTAGTAGGCGAAGCAGTTAAAATGGCTTTTGCTAAATCATCAGCTATGTTCAAAGCAGATGCAATAGCCAAAGGTACAGCAAGTGTTTTTCAAGGTGCATTGAAAACTTTTGCAGAAATACCATTTCCACTAAATTTAGTTGCAGTAGGTGGTGCAATAGCATTTGGTACATCATTACTGAATAAAATAAAAGGATTTGCAGAGGGTGGTAGACCACCAGTAGGTAGACCAAGTATTGTTGGTGAAAAGGGTGCTGAGTTATTTGTTCCAGACCAAGCAGGAACTATAGTGCCAAATGATAAACTTGGCATGGGGAAACCAGTAACAGTTAATTTTAATATTAATACAGTTGATGCTAGAGGGTTCAATGAGTTATTAGTTAATAGCAGAGGGGTTATTGTTAACATGATTAATCAAGCTGTAAACGAAAAAGGTAGAATGGCAATTATATGAGTGGTGCTTTACCAAATGTTAGATTTAGTGCTTTAAACTTTAAGAATAATCAGAAGACATTATTTACTGAAACCGATAGTGGAAAGACTTTTAGAAGACAAGTACAAGGTCAAAGATTTAGTTTTACAGTTTCATATCCACCTATGAAACGATCAGAGTTTGCACCTATCTTGGCTTTTATAATGAAACAAAGGTCAAGGAAAGAAAACTTCACAATTACCTTGCCGAGTTACATGAACGCCCAAGGTAATGAAACTGGAACTTTGTTAGTTAATGGGGTTCATTCTGCAAGCGATACCACTATTGCAATAGATGGTTTTGCAAGTGATGGAGCAGGTAGATTAAAAGCAGGTGATTTAATTAAGTTCGCACATAGTAAAGTTTATATGGTGGTAGAAGATGTAACCTCATCAAGTAATTCTGCAACAGTAACGATAGAGCCACCAATCAGAGAAGCATTAGCTAATAATAGTTCAGTAACTTATGATAGTGTGCCATTTACAGTACATTTAACAAGTGATGTTCAAGAGTTTAATTCAAGTCAAATAGCTAAAGATGGAGAATTATTATATAATTACCAGTTTGATGTTATAGAAAGTTTGTAAATGGCTAGGGGTTTAACAAGTGCAGTTAAAACCGAACTAGCAACTGGTAATATTGCACCAGTTCTTTTAATTGATTTTGGTTTTTCTTCTCCAGTTTATTTAACAAATGCAAGTTTTGATATAACATCTAGTGTATCTGGTTCATCAAGAACTTATCTTTCTAATGGTCATTTAAGGGGTGTTACTGGGGTAAGCGAAACAAATAAACCTACTAAAAATTCCTTAACAATAAGTTTATCAGCAGTTGACACAACCTATGTTGGTATTGTTTTAAATGAAAATGTAATTAATAGTGATGTGCATATTTATAGAGGGTTTTTAGATAGTAATTCTGCTTTAATATCAGACCCTTTTTTGTTGTTTTATGGCACAATAGATGAATATAAAATAATTGATAATACAGATTCAGCAAGTATAGTTCTTACAATAACTTCACATTGGGGTAATTTTTCAAAAGTTAATGGGCGAGTAACTACTGACAATTCTCAGCAAAGGTTTTTTTCTGGTGATAAAGGCATGGAGTTTTCTGCATTGACAGTAAAAGATATTAGATGGGGTAGATTGTAATGCCATTCAAAGCAATAGGAAAATTTTTATCTGATGTTTTTGATGCAGTTGTTGACGTTGTTGTTGACGTTGTTGATGAGGTTGTAGGTTGGCTAACACCAGAAGTTGACATTCCAGATTTCTCACAAACGCAAGCAGATCAAAATGCAAAAGGCGTATTAGTCAATAAATTTAGTGCGAACAGTTTTATACCAGTAGTTTATGGAACACGCAAAGTGGGTGGTAATGTTGTTTTTTTAGAAACTTCTGGAACTGATAACCAGTATTTATATATGGCATTGGTTTTAAGTGAGGGCGAAATTAATGATATTACATCTGTATTTGTCAATGATAATGAAGTTACATTTACTGGAGATTTAGCAGATAACACTCAAGTAAGCGTGGCAAGTAGTGATGCTAATTTTTATGATGGTGCAAGTTTAATTATATGTGAACCTCATTTTGGGAGTGATACACAAACTGCGTCTAGTTTATTATCAACTCTTAGTTCATGGACAAGCAACCATAGATTAAGAGGTTTGGCATATTTAGCATTAAGGTTTGAATGGAATAGAGATAAATTTGGCTCATTACCAAGTGTGCAAGCAGTTGTTGAGGGCAAAAAAGTTTATAACCCAAACCTAGATAGTACAGTAACTGGTGGTTCTGGTTCACAAAGAGCAGACACAAGTTCAACATGGGCATACTCAGATAATCCTATTTATCAGTTATTAGATTATTTACGAAACGATAGATTTGGAATGGGCATACCTAATAGCTATTTTGATAGCAATTTTGCAGATTGGCAGGTTGCAGGTGATGTGTGTGATGCTGATATTACGCCTTATTCTGGTGCAAGCACAATTGACTTGATGGATAGTCATACTGTTGTTGATACTTCTAAAAAAGCCATTGACAATGTAAAAGACTTTGTAAGGGGTTCTAGGTCTTATTTAAATTTTTCTAGTGGTAAATATAATATATTAGTTGAATCAACTGGTAGTGCTTCAATTACTCTTACAGAGGATAATATTATTGGTGGTATTTCAGTTCAGAGCAAAAACAAGAACTCAAGATATAACAGAGTTATTGTTAGCTTTATAAATCCAGATAAAAGTTTTCAATCAGATACAGCACAATTTCCACCAGTTGATGAAACTGGTTTAGCAAGTGCAGATCAACACGCAACAATGAAAACTGCTGATGGTGGGCTATTATTAGAGGGCAGGTTTGATTTTTCTATGTTTACAAGCCCATATCAAGCCCAAGAGATGGCAGAAATCATTTTAAGGCGTTCTAGGTCAAGTTTAGATATATCCCTTAGAGCAGACGCTACAGCCCTTGATTTGGCTATTGGTGATATTGTTAATATTACACATTCAACACCAAGTTTTTCTGCAAAGCCTTTTAGAGTGCAGGGAATAACAATAAATGCAGATCATACAGTAAATATACAATGTTCAGAACATCAAGATAGCTTTTATACTTTTGGAACTCAACAAGAGGTTGCAACAATACCAGATACAACTTTACCTAATCCATTAACAGTTCAACCACCTGCAAGTGTAACTTTATCAGATGAACTAATAGAATATAATGATGGAACTGTTATTGTTGCATTAAATGTTACAATCGGTGCAAGCCCAGATAACTTTGTTGATAATTACCAAGTAGAATACAAATTAAATTCATCATCAGATTTTATTATTTCTGGTTTTGCTTCTGGATTAAATCACAGAATATTAAATGTGATAGATCAGCAAACTTATGATGTTAGAGTAAAAGCAATCAATAGTTTGGGAGTATCATCAACCTATGTGTCGGCACAAAGAACAATTGTTGGAGCAATAGCACCACCCTCAGATGTTACAGACTTTTCAGCTAATGTTAGTGGTCAAGAAGCACATTTATCATGGGAAGCTGTAACAGATTTAGATTTGGCTTTTTATAATTTACGATTTTCAGAGGAAACAGATGGTACAGCCGATTGGCTTAATTCTGTTGCTTTAGTTGAAAAAATATCAAGACCTGCAACATCAATATCAGTGCCAGCTAGAAAAGGCACATATTTAATAAAAGCAGTTGATAAGTTAGGAAACTTTAGTTCAAATGCAACTGCCATAATTTCAAATGTTACAAGCCCAATAAACTTTAACTCTGTAACAACACAATCAGAACACCCTACATTTGGTGGCACAAAAACTAATGTTGTTGTTTTAGATAATGCTATTGAATTAGATAGCTCTGAATTATTTGATAGTGCAAGTGGTTTATTTGATGCAGATACTACAAGATTTTTCGATAGTGGTGTTGCTAGTGCAGATTTTGTATCAAGTGGTAATTATGAATTTGCAAATGTTATTGATATTGGTGCAAAACATACTGCAAGAATAACTGCAAGTTTGACTCAATCAGCAGATAACCCAGATGATTTATTTGATGCAAAAAGTGGTAATTTTGATGATGCTAGTTCAAACTTTGATGGAGATACCCCTGCAAATTGTAATGCACATTTAGAAATAGCAACAAGTGATGACAATAGTACATTTACAGATTTTAGAAATTTTGTCATTGGAGAATATGAAGCAAGATATTTTAAATTTAGAGTTGTTTTAATATCAAGAGATAATGCAAGTACTCCAGTTGTTTCAGAAGTTACAGTAACAATTGATATGCAAGACAGAATATTTAGTGATAATGATATTCATAGTTGGGTAAATCAACAACCAGAATCTGATTCATTTAATAATTGGCTACAATATGCAACAACATCAACTGCAAATCAAATAGCAAATCCAATTAACGGACAAGTTACTGGAGAGTTAATAACAAAAACTGCAACACAATATGCAAATGTTTATTATGATAGTACAAATTATAGAGATACTGGGGTCTATTCAATTTCTGTTTATGCTAAAGCTAACACATTTACACTTGTTACAATGATTTATGGCAAAAATGATTATTCACAATATTGTCAAGCTATATTTAATTTAGCAAATGGAACAATTACTAGCAATTTTGTTACTGGAGGTGGAAGTAATTTTACACCCTCTATTTCAGCAGTTGGTACAGATGGTTGGTACAGACTTTCATTTATTTGCACATTCAGTTTTAGTGGCACTGGTAGATTTGGTATATATCCAGATCATTGGGAATCTGCAAATGCAGGAAGCATTTATTTATGGGGTTCACAAGTTACACAATCTGGTTCATTACTAGAATATGAAAGTTATACAAATTCTACTGCAACAAAAACAATTTCATTTAATCAGCCATTTAAAAGTACAGATTATGCAGTAGGCGTTACTGGACAGTTTTTAAAAACTGGGGATTATATTAATATATCAAACAAAACTGTTAACGGATTTAATGTGCAAATTTTAAATAGTTCAGACTTAGGAGTAGGAAGAACATTTGATTTTATTGCAAAAGGCTTTTAAAAGGAGTATAAAGAACTATGGCACAAGCAACTGATTTTACTATAGCAAACCAATCATTTCCATCATTTAGGAGTGATTTAAACACAGTATTGAGTGCAATCAATACATCTAACTCTGGAAGTTCAAGACCATCAAGTGCAGTAAGTGGCACATTTTGGCTAGATACTTCAAGTGCTTCTGCACCAATATTAAAATTTTTTGATGGCTCAGATGATATTACTTTTGCAACCTTTGATACAAGTGCAAATACAGTAAACGTATCAGATTCATCTACAAGTCTTTCTGGTGATACTAGTCCTCAACTTGGTGGCAATTTGGACGTTGTAACACATAGCATTGTATCAACATCAAATAGAGATATAAACATAACACCTAATGGAACTGGACGAATTGTTTTAGGCAATGCAAGTGTTACTGCAACAGAAACTGCCACAATATCTACAAGTAAAACTTTAGACTTTGATACAAATCAAAACTTTATTCTTACGCTTGGTTCTGGTGCTAATACTTTAGCTAACCCAACAACTGAAGCGTCAAATGTAGGTCAAACAGGTGCAATGATATTTATTCAGCCTAGTTCTGGTTCAGCAGGAACAGTATCTTTAGGCACAGACTATGAAACTGTTGGTGGCAGTGGATTAACTTTATCAAGTGCAAATAGTGCTTATGATGTAGTGCCTTATATAATCAAAGCAGATAACTCTATTTTACTTGG